CGGCCAGTGAGCAGAGGACCTCACGTCGGCAGGAGAAGTCCGAGTAGACATAAGGAGATCTGATGGCGAGATTCTACGGAGAAGTCGGCTACGGTGAATCTGTAGAAACGCCTCCGGATTCGGGCGTCTGGGTGAACTTGATTACTGAATTTCCTTATACAGGAGATGTGATCAGGAACACCCGGAAGCTCGAGCCCGGCGAAAGCGTTAACGACGATATTACGGTGGGTAATTCCATCAGTATCGTCGCCGATCAACAAGCCATCGAGCACTTCTTCAAAATCAAGTACGTACGATGGATGGGAGTTCTCTGGACCGTGACCACGGTTGAGGTCCGGAGCCCCCGTCTCATTCTAAGTCTTGGGAGTGTATACAATGGGCCAACGCCTTGAGCTTCAAGCGTTGCTCTCGACATTGGCACCAAAGGTATATTTTCAACCACCTCCAACGGTGGTAATGGAGTATCCCTGCATTGTCTACAATCGAGACTACGTCAACATGGAATACGCGGATGATCAGCCGTACAAGCTCCGCACTCGGTATCAGGTAACGATCATTGATCGTGATCCGGATAGTCCAATTCCTGCTAAGGTCGCAATGTTGCCTTCGTGCAGATTCGATCGGTTCTTCACGGCTGACAACCTCAACCACGATGTCTACTCACTCTTCTTCTAGGAGGAATAGCAATGCCTAAGATCATTTGGGACGCCGTCGGCGAACGGTTCTACGAGACCGGTGTCGATCATGGCGTTCTCTACACACCAGACGCTACTGGTGTCTACGCAAGCGGTGTCGCTTGGAACGGTCTTACGTCCGTTTCGGAGTCACCTTCTGGCGCTGAGGCCAACGCTCAGTATGCCGACAACATCAAGTACCTGAACCTGATCTCCGCTGAGGAGTTCGGGGCCACGATCGAAGCGTTCACCTATCCTCCGGAGTTCGCTCCGTTCGATGGTCTGGGCGTTCCGTCGGAGGGTGTGATCGTCGGTCAGCAGCCGCGAAAGTCTTTCGGGCTTTCGTATCGCACCAAGGTCGGAAACGATCTCGATGGTGACAACCATGGCTACAAGCTCCACCTCGTTTATGGTTGCCAGGCCTCTCCTTCGGAGAAGGCTTACAACACCATCAACGATTCGCCGGAGGCGATCACGTTCAGTTGGGAAGTCACCACCACTCCGGTGCCGGTGACGGGCTTCAGCCCGACCTCGCTCCTCGTGATCGATTCGACGAAGGTGGATCCGACGGCCCTGGCCGCCCTTGAGGACACCCTGTACGGAGAGACCATGCCAGCGAAGCTTCCGACGCCCGATGAGGTTCTCGCCATCTTCGGTGGTAGCGGTACCACGGCCACTGGCGCCACTGCCGGTACGCCTGGCACTTGGACCGGAGGCGATGCTCCGGCGTCCGTCGTTGCCTTGCAGAGCGCCACTCCGGCCATTGTTGCTAGCCCGAACACGCTGTGGACTACTGGGCAGTATGTCCAGACCGCCACGGCGGGTATCCCAGGGCAAGCTCACTGGGATGGGAGTGCTTGGGTTTCGGCCCCAGCGCCCTGAGTTGATTGATTGATGGGAGACCAGAGAATGCTCACTCTAGTTGTAGAAGGAGATGAATACTACAACGAAGAAACTCAAGAGTTCGAAACTCACGGAGACTTCGTTCTAGAGCTAGAGCATTCTCTGGTCTCACTGTCAAAATGGGAGTCAAAACACAACAAAGCGTTTCTCAACGATCGAGCGAAAACTTCAGAAGAGATCATGTCTTACATCGAGTGCATGATTCTCACTCCGGTTTATCCTCCAGACATTACGAGTAGATTCAGTAACTCTAATCTCGAAGCGATCAACAATTACATTGAGTCAAAACAAACGGCAACCTCATTTGGAGAGATGCCGCAACGAAAAGGTCGAGGCGAAGTCATTACTTCGGAGTTAATCTATTACTGGATGGTTGCGTTCACAATTCCATTTGAATGTGAGCATTGGCATCTCAATAGACTATTTGCTTTGATTCGAATTTGCAACATCAAGAATGCTCCAGCAAAGAAGATGTCTCGTAGCGAAATTGCGAGACGGAACCGTGATCTCAATGAATCTCGTAAAGCGCAATTGGGTACTAGTGGCTAAGGAGGTCAAATGGCAGCGATTGTATGGAACCAGCTAGAAACCCGAAGATTTGAAACTGGCATCGATCGCGGAGTTCTTTACCCACCAAACGAATGTGGCGTTCCGTGGAATGGTCTTACTTCCGTCGAAGAAGAGGCCGCTAATACAGTCGAAGCCGTGTACTTCGATGGCGTTAAGTTTAATGATTTGGTGACTGTTGGTGACTTCAGTGGAGTAATCAAGGCGATTACCTATCCAGACGAATTCATCCAATTCGAAGGTTCGCTTGAAGATCAGACAGGCGTTGTAATTCTCAATCAGCCACAAGGTCGATTTGGTTTGGCTTATCGAACCATGATCGGCAACGTGAACGGCGAGTTTAATCACTATAAGATTCATCTCTTGTGGAATCTCACGGCACTTCCTTCGACAAAGATCTATGAGACAATTGCCGATGAAGTTGGTTTGACTGAGTTCGAATGGTCCATCACGGCAGTTCCGGAAGACATCGAAAACTTTCGACCAACCGCGCATATTATTCTCGATAGTCGTAAGATCGATCCTTATCTTATGGCAGACATCGAAGCTATTATCTATGGGGATGAAGATTCATGTCCGACGCTTCCTTCTCTCAAAGGGTTGACGAGTTTCATTCGTAAATGGGATCGTCTCATCATCACCGATCATGGAGATGGAACGTGGTCCGCTACGACTAATGTCGAGGGGATCATCGAGATGATTGACGAAACTACATTCAGAATCACCACAGACACTGCCGAGTATCTCACAGCTGATGAATACCGGATCTGGAGTTCTGAGAAGAACGAGGAGGACATTGATGGCTGAAGTAACAGGCTTTACCGCCGACAGAATGCGCGTCATCGAGAATGAAACTGTTGTAGATGGTGAAATTCAAGGCGATGATCTTGTTCTCATGACTCGGCAAGGTATGCCGATCAATGCTGGCAATGTGCGTGGTCCTAAAGGAGATCAGGGAAATCCTGGAACTCCAGGACAGATTCAATCTGTAAATAATCAAATCGGAGACGTATTCACGCCTAGAGTGTTCGCCGATAAAGCAGCACTCGATTTGTGGACTACCGCGCCTGCTGGAACGCATGCATATACGAGTAATGATCGTGGCGAATGGGTTAGAGTTGGTACGAGTTGGCTTTGGGTTGCGTCGCCTCGTCTTTTCACTAGCAAGGCGTCTCTTGATCTAGAAATTCCATATGCCCCAGATGGCGCTCGTGCTTATACTGTAGCTGAAGACGTCGATTGGATCAAATCTGGTGGAGTGTGGAGATTCAATTCTCCTCCGCGTATATTTGCCAGCGCCAGCGCGATTGCTTCTTCTTGGTGGGGGGCAAATGCTCCAATTGGTGCTTTAGCAACAACCGCAGATACCGGATGTTCTTGGAAGAGAATTAAAGTTGGTGCTGGTGCCGAATGGGTTCCTTTTAGCGCTAGTTACTCTGGTGTACACAATAGTCTTGGTGGATTTCCAGCTGGCGGATATAGTTGGCCAGCCTCACCCACAAACATCGCGGGTTATGGACCCGGATCGGCATTTTTCTATACGGGCGGTCTTACTCAATATACGGGTCTGTATACCGTTACTGCGACTCTGTACATTACGCCAAGCGATGGTGGAGACTATTCAATTTATTTGACAATGGCCGGTGAAGCGACCTCAAATACGACATCCGCAGTATTTGCCTGCGCGTCTTGCACCATGTCACAGGGGTTGGGGCCTGGTCAACAAATTAAATGGTCCATGTATAAGGCGGCTAATACGGCCGCTTTGACTGGATCAAGCATTCGTTTCACTCTTGCCTTCGAATCCGCCATCTGATAAGGAGAAATCATGTCATACAACACAATCAATCAATGCGCAAACGATTCGGCCTTCATTGCTCGACTTACGGGAGCAGCAGCTCAAGAAGGTGCCTATGATCCGCAACAGGTTGGTACATATTTGAGATGGACCATTGCTGGCGCATCTGATGTCGAAGCCGCATATGCTTCAGCTCTTGCGGCCAACAATCCGAATCCTGGCGGCGATGAATCAGTCATCACGGATGGCATGATTCTCGCAAAGATGCAAGAAAATTGGGTGGATACTCCTGGAGTCGATCCTCCGCCTCAGCCTTCGGAGTAGCCATGTTCAAAGCCTCTGCTTCTGGAGATTTCGGAGACACCATTGGGTATCTAGAAAAGATGCAGAGCGGAGATGTATTCAAAGATCTTACTAAATACGGCGAAATGGGCGTAACGGCATTGGCTCATGCTACGCCAGTCGACTCAGGAGAGACCGCTCGCTCTTGGCACGCCAGAGTTGGAGCCGCAGGTAATCTATATTTCATCGAATGGTATAACACTCATGCTGATGGTGGGCCCCCCGTGGCTATTCTTATTCAATACGGACATGGTACAGGAACAGGAGGATACGTGGCCGGTAGAGACTTCATCAACCCAGCCATGCGTCCCGTATTCGATAAGATCGTCGACGATGTATGGGGGAAGGTGAAACGTGGCTAGTGCTGACAACAGAATCGTCAAGCTCGAATTCGATAACAGCTCGTTCGAAAAGAATGTAGCTACGTCACTTACCACCATTGGTAAACTTAATGATGCAATTGGAAAGATTGGCTCCGGCGGCGGATTCAAGGAAATCGAAGCTGCTTCCAAGAGTTTCAGTCTTGATCACATGTCAGGTGCCATCGAAGGACTCAG